CATAGATACACCAATAAGTGCATCCTTTTCAGTTGTTCTTTGCCAGATTGGACGAAGGTAATGGAAATCGGTATAACCCGCTTGTAATGTTCCAATGAATGATGCCGCTTTAACTCTTGCATTCAAGTCAGTTTGGTCTACTACATCACTTACATTTACTTCACATAAATTACAGAATTGGAAAGGTCTTAATGCAATCTCACAACATGGGTTAGTTCCCCAATCTTTGTCGTTTGATAAGTAGATACCAGGCTCACCTGCTCCACTTGCTTCAATTCTTTTCCAAAGTTCTAAGAAATATTCTTTTGTAATTTTGTGTCTCATTAAAACTGCTGAATTGTTTGCTCTACCTCTTTGTGGATTTGTTTCCCACCAAGCACCACTCTTACAACTAATCATTTGTTCATCATTTGCAGAGAACAAGCAAATCAATGCTGCTCTACGAATACCACCTGCCAATACTGCATCTGCAATATGGCAAACAATATCATGCACTTCAATTGGTTTTAATTTATCACCATCTTTTTTTGCATCTAAGATACCTTCAATCTTAATCAAACATTCTTTTAAGGGTTGAGGACCTGGTGCTTTACCACCACTTGTGATTAAACGAGCTCCTTTTGCTCTAATATCTCTAAAATCAAATACCGGTTTTGAACCACCAAAGAAATATGATTTTACTAATACTGAAATACTATCTGCCCATCCTTCAATAGAATCTCCAATAAGAAATCTACGAGTTTTGTCTGCATTTGGTTTTCTAATTTCAGGTAATGCTTCTACATGATGTTGTTGAACTGAATATCCTACACCTGTTCCTCCCAAAAGTAAGAACATAATTTCTGAAAATATTCTCCAGTCATCAATCGGTGCGAATGCACAATTGTAAATTCTATTTGGACTTATTTCAATTGGTTTGCCGGCGAACTGCATTGAACGCATTGATGGTAAAACTTTTTTGTCATAAACAAATTTGTAATTCTCTCTAATTTCTTCTTCTAATTTAGGATACGTCTTAATATGCATATTCATATTTCTCGTAACTAATTCTTCCCATGTCTCTCTTCTTTTTAATTCAGGTTGAAATTTTGCGTATTTCATATAAACCGTAATGTCAGAGAGAATCCTTTGTGAAATGTCCATTGTTTTTTTGTAATTTTGTAAGATTAATAAATAAAACTTTTTTCTTAAAAAGTGTGAAATGTACCAATAACTATTAGTATATTCATATATAGATACGACTTTTGAAAGAAAATAACCCACTTTTTTTAAGTTTTTTTTTCCACAAGTTATATATTTATTAACCCATATTTTCTATATATTTTTTATGTAAAAGTTTCTTTTCTAAGTTACCACCATTGTTAGATTCTTTCTGTGTTATTACTCCATCTGCTGATGTTGGTTCAAATACATCTATCTGTCCAATCATTGTGTCCATTTTAGCCGGGAAGGTTAAACCATCTGCTCCAAATCTATTTTTCATAACGTGGAATCGTGCAGTATTACTTAACTTATCTTTTGCTTTTCTACTTACACTCATAATGAAATCCGATGTCATTACTTTTGCATAAGAATCTGCAATTGAATCAGCTTGTATAACTTCAAAATCAATTGCTGAACGATTGGTTTGTGATGCTGTCCAAATTGGCACCCCTAACTCACCACTCAATCCTCTGATTTCTTCATACACTCCACCTAATTCTGCATAGGTACTATCTCGTTTGTTCACAGGTTTTAATAAATCTGCATAATCAATAATAATTAAATCCGGTTTGAATCCGAATCCTTTGTACTTATCTAAATGTGCTTTGATTGTTTTAACACTTGCTCCTCTCGGTGGATAATACTTAACCATCAAATTTGCTTTGTGGTTTTTAAGTTTAGCTACTACTTCTTCTTTTCTATCTTTCAATTCGTTAGATGGAATACCCGTCATAATAGTATCGTATCTCGTACCTGCATAGATTTCTGATAATTCTAATGTATAATGCATTACATTGTAACCTTGTCTTACCGCATCAGCTGCTATCTTACACAATACCCAAGTCTTACCAACTCCACTCGGTGCTACAATTACTCCTAATTCACCTGGTCCTAATCCACCATCCATTAAATCATTGATAGGTTTCCATCCGGTAGGTACTGAACTTCTTTTAGTTTCTTCCATCCTCATCGCAATATCCTTATAGTAATCGTGTCCTAAATTGTTTTCCATTCCCGCTTTTAATGCGTTCTGAACTACAACTCCTATCTCATCCCAACTCTTTTCGGATTTGATTAGGTCTACTGATTGAAATATTGCGGCTTTTAACTTCTGAAACTTTGAGAACTTAATGAATTCTGTTTTAACAAAATCCATATCTTCACTACCGAATACATCATAGATTTGTTTTATTCTTTCAATGATTTGTTTCTTTTGAGTATCAGTTCCCAATGATGCTAACTTAACTTTAAATACATCTAATGTTGGTGCGGCGAATTGTTTTATTTGATAATCTAATATCGATTCTACAATCCACTTATCTTGTTCACTCTCAAAATAATCTTTGTTTGTAATTTCAGAAACTTGATTAAGAAAAGGTAAATCTGATAATAATGCAGCTATGACTTTAGATTGGTATGATTCTCCAAATTTTTCTAATGTATCTACTGCGTTCATTATTTACTTTCTTTTTCTTTTGTTTCTTTCTTAGGATTTTTGTATTCTTTCCACTCTGATTTAGGAATAAATTTCCATTCACTCGTTGAGTTGTAAGCTTCTCTATCACTTACTCTAATAATGTTTCCGGTTTTGCTGCTTTTAAGACACTTCATAGGTTGTTTCCTCCGTGTTTGTTTTTAATTGTTATTTATGTAATTTTGCGAAAGTAGTTTGAATCCAGCTATTAACATCACCAAATGAATTAATAACTTTCATTCCCATTGCTTTCTTTATGAATCCTAATTTATCCAATTTTGCTGAATTATCCAAATATTTATCGTTAATTGTTAGCTTTTTGTTGGTAGGTATTTCTGGATCGAATAATTGCATCAACTTATAGTTTCTTTCAATTAGTTTTCTACCATCTAAAATTTTATCATAGAATTTGTTTTCACTTCTGCGTTGTTCACATAAGGCAAACATGTCATCTATGGTAATTTCTTTTTCGTCCACCACTTCTGGAAATCTCTTAATAATAGTCTTAAGACCACAACCAGCGATACCATCAATGTTATCGGACTTATCACCATCAAGAGTGCGATAAACCATAAAGTTTGCAGGATGAACACCATACTCTGATATAACAAGGTTTGTATCGTATAATTTTTTCTTAGTCGGTGAATAAACTTTGACTCTTTCATTTACTAATTGTAGGAAGTCTTTATCTGCACTCATAATAACTGCCGATTCTTCCTCTTTTAAAAGTTGTGATGCAATATATCCCATAACATCATCTGCTTCAATACTATCATATAGCATTATTTCCACAGGTAGATACTCTAGTAGTTCGATTAAACCAATCATTTGTCGTTTCATAGATACACCTTCTTCTTCTTTGTTCATCAAATCTGCGTAGGCTCTATTCACTCTAAAACGATTGTTACCTCTATTCTCTTTGTAACCACTATATAAATCCTTTCTACTTTTAGAACCACCCTTACCATCGAATACAATTATACAACGAGTTGCATTATATTCTCTGATAGCATATCCAATACCTTTTAATGTACCTACTATACCGCCAATGTGGTCTCCGTTGTCATCCATTGTAGGATTTACTGTCCAACTTCGTATAAAAGTATTAAGACCATCAACAATTAATACTTTTTCTTTTCCTAATTGCTGATAGTCTTTTTCTACTTCGTTTAGTAACTTCTTATATGTTTCGTTCATAAACCTTTATTCTGTTTCGATATCGGGTTCAGGCTCTTGCCCTCCGTTATCATATGTAATTTCATCCGGATCGATTCCTTCTTTTTTATATTGTAAGATTGTTGCTTCACAAATCTTTCTATAAATTTGGTCTCTTAATTCATCCTTAACTCCCATCATTTGGATAAAATCTTTAGATTGGAATTTAATAACTTCACCAGTATCAGTGTCTACATATTCGTACCATGCTCCACCTTGCTTAACTAATTTGTTATCTTTCATCACCTTTAACCATCCACCGAAATTATCAATACCTCTATCAAAGAATATATCGAAATCTGCTGAACGTAATGGTGGTCCTAATCTATTCTTAATAACCTGTGCTCTTACTTTGATACCAATGATTCTCTCACCTGCTTTAATCTGTCCCATATTCTTTAAACGAATACGAACCGAAGCGTGGAATGCTAATGCTTTACCACCCGATGTAGTCCAAGGGTCACCAAACATCACACCTAATTTCTGCCTAAGTTGATTAGTAAATACAACGGAGATTTTTTGTCTACCAATTACATTTGTAATCTTTCTCATTGCTTTTGAAATGATAATTGCCTTATCAGTTGCGTAACCATCTTTATCATAATCAGCATCCATCTCCTTTTTAGTTGATGCCGCTGCTACTGAATCGACTACGATTGTAACTAATCTATCCTTATCACCTTTACGAACTTGCTCAATGATTGTATCAATTGTTTCAAATATATCTTCAACTGTATCTACTGAAACGTATAATAGTTTAGAAACATCTACTCCAATTGCATCAAAGAATTCTCTACTTACCGCGGTTTCAGTATCAATTAATACTGCTACCCCACCCTGTCTTTGTGTTTCAGCTAACACGTGTGCTGCTAAAAGTGATTTACCACTTTGTTCTAAACCGGTGATTTCGGTAATTCTTCCTACGGGTAATCCCCCATAAGGTCTGTTCGAAATTGCTACGTCTAACATTGCTGTTCCAGTGGAAACCCAACCTGGTACATTGGTTGGGGCTCCATCGGAATCATCATCCAAGAAGAAAGCTACCTTTTGGTCTTTCCACTTTTTGTTAAGACTATCGGCAATTTGATTTGCTAAGTCTACTTTTGCCATAAAAATTATGAATTAAATAAGTCATCAAATGCTGCTGCCACGTCCACTTTTGGTGCCGGTGCTGCTGTCTCATCATCCCAAGGTAAATCATTAGCTAAACCTGCTCCACCAATTTCAGGTGCTGCATCTTTAGTTACTAATTGTTCTTCAACTTTTTTCGGTTGAGGAGCTAATGTTTGTTGAGTTACAGAAGGAGTTGGATTTTCTTCTTCAGCCACTGCTGTTGGGTTTAACCAATTCTCTAATACCGTCTTTAATTCTGCATAAGATAATTCTGAATAGATGTCTGTAATATCAGTTTGTTCATCTAATAATTTAGCCGCAGTTGCCGGAGTATCATGTAATAAAGATACATTTGGTTTTACTCTAATTCGAGTTTCAGGATATGTTTTACCTGCTTCCTCTACTATTTCAATAACAATATCTCTACCATTTGTTTCATCGGTAATATCGCCGTAATCAGGATCAGCTACGATAGCTAAAATCTCTTGATAAACAGTTTTACCAAATCCCCAAAATTTAACACCCTCATTCTCTTGTCCTCTTACGACAATTGGTGCAAATGTTCTTAACTTTGGCTCCATTTTCTTACCCGCTTTCCAATTCTCAGTATCACCTAATTTCTTAAGCTTTTCTGCGAACTCTAAAATTGGGTCAGGTCTTCCAAAAGAAGCTGGACTCAAATAAGTTTTGTTGTTAATGTTGTAGTGAAATAACAATTCAATGAAAGGATTTTCCTTATTGAATTTGTAAGGTACGATACGAACTTGGTACTTTCCAGGTTTGGTTTTCCACAATGAGTCCGTTTTCTTCGAAGTGTTTTGCAACGAATTAAGACGTTGCTTGATTGCATTAATGTTCATGCTGTTTTGTTTTTAAGTTTTAAAAATTTGTTTTTAAGTTTTAAGATTATCGCGATTTAATCTCACGTATAAATATCGATTTTCTTAATTCTTATACAATAAAGATACGATAATTTTATGAAACTACCAAATTATTTAGAGAGTAATTTTATCCTTCTTTCAAGATAAAAAACTGCTTTCTTCAAATCCTCTAGTTCCTTTGCTGGGTCCTTCTTTCCGGCCCTTGCTATGTATTTTGCTACGTTGAATAGGTATGCATCTTTATCTAATCCCCATGCTTCACATACCTTTATTACCTCATATGGGTTATCGATACCACCATAATACGCTGGTCCGTTTATTGCTTCTTTTATATCCGACATATAACTTATTTTTTTAATCCGTACTTAATCCATTTATACCAAACTCTTTCATGTAAATAATACTGAATAGGTTTGTATATTAGTTCTGCTACCCCAAATGCAGCACCTACTTTAATTGAACCACTTATCCACCATATTGTTAAAAACCCGGTTAAGGTACTTACAATTCGATATGTGATACTTTTTGCTATATGTCTTTTAATCAACGGCATATTCTATAACATCTCCATCAGTGTCCATATAACCTTTTCTAATTTTAGTTCCACTAATCAATTCGATATCAGCAGGAGGTGGATGATTGATAACCTCATATCCCACACCTCTACCATAATTTACACTTTCAATATCAGGAATAATACTTAGTAAAATTTTATCTGTATTTTCTTGAAAAAATGGTTCTTCCATTAAATCCATCATAACTTTATAAGCTGATTTAGGATTATTTTCATCTTCAGGTACATCTCTAATTGCTACCCAAACATCTTTACCTTTATCTAATTGTTGACGAATTAACCATTCGTGTCCTGCGTGCCAAGTTTGCCATCTTCCGATGAACATTGCGTATTTTCTTTTCATATAACTAATTTACAATTTTATTTTTATATTCCCAAATCTTTACGGAGCTTTTTGAAAGTATCTATTTCTCTTTCATTTGTAGTATCTAAATCAATATAAAATTCAGTAGGTGCTTCGTAGTTAGAAACATGAAAACTTTCTCTACCTCTTTCATTTTTAGTATGAACATAAATTTCTATTAGGTTTTCACCCATTTCTAATTTAAATTTATCTCTTTGGTCTTTATATGGTGAAACTAATGATACCACTACGTTGTAGCCTTTGTGTTGTAAGAACTTAGCCAATGTTTGTGCATTAGTTATATTCTTTCTACGACCTTCTTCTGAGTAATCTTTGTTTTGAAATACATCTCTTATATCATCACCATCAATAGTGATAACTTTATGTATTAAATGAGCTTCCATCCAATTAGCCATAGTAGTTTTTCCACTACCAGGTTGTCCTGTAAACCAATATATCATAACCTATTTATTTTGTTAAATCTATAACATCAAATACTCTAGTGTATATTTTTTTAACACCTTCGGTATTTGTAACCAATATACAATTTCTATATTTTTCCCAATCTACTTCAAATTTATTATCTAATTGTCCACCGGTAGCTTCCATAATAACATTGTTTAATGCATTGATTGTATATAATGTATTACTTTGTTTTTTTCTATGAACCAAAATAGTTTTCATTTCTAAGTTTGGTTGTTCGTTTTCTACTACCACATTATATGTCACAAACAATTCATTTGGAATATTTTTGTTTTGAAGAACATAGATGTAGTTATAAGCTAATGTATAATTACTTTTAATTAATTCTATATGATTTTCTACATCTGTTTTTGTACTAAAAGTACAAAGTAATTGTGTCTTCATTTATTATGCTTCGTCCTTAAAGTTTACTAAATCTGGTTTAAACGATAGAATATGTGCAGGATTTTGATTTGTCGGTGTGAAACTTTGACAACCATCTTTATCTTCACTTTGAGTATAACCAGGATTATGGTGTGGTCTCATATAACATGGATTTATAACACCATCAACCACATCATCGTTAACTTTTGATGCCTTACCACCTTTCATTGATAACTTTTCATTAAAGTTACCATATCTAGTATATTCCATATCATTATTATTAATCACACCCGTTAAATGTAATTGAATATGTTGTAATTGTATTGCTCTTTTTAATTGAGCTTGATTTTCTTTACCACCACAATTTCCAGCATTAGGATTTGCTTTTATTTCATTTGCAGCTTGTTCAATACCAATATTTTTAACTGCATTGGCTTCCGCTTTAGTTATAATACCCGATTTAATTGCCCAATTAATTGTATCGTTAAGTTCTTTTTCCATTACATCAACATCTTTTTTCTTCATTTCTTGTTGATTTGCATAAGCTATTGAGTATGTTTTTTGTATACTTAACAATCGTTTTTGT